ATTCAGCAAGGCAATGTCGGTTATTTCTGATTCTGTAGGTGATGCTGTAAAACGTGTTGATACCCTAAACAACTTCCCTAAAATAATGACTAACCTCGGCTACAGCGCAGGTGAGGCTAAAACAGAATTGGGCAAACTGGAAAAGGGCGTGCTGGGTCTACCAACATCACTCGACCAAATTGCGCTATCCATGCAGAGGCTCACACCGAGTAGCAAATCTATGAGCTACGCCACCGATTTAGCTCTAGCCATGAACAACGCTATATTATCCGGCGGTTCTTCTATGGATAGCCAAAGGGCTGCCACAGAGCAGCTTACACAGGCTTTCTCAAGGGGCAAGTTCGAGCTAGAAGAATTTAAATCACTACAGGTGGCAATGCCAGCGCAGTTGTCGCAGGTGGCTAAGTTCTTAGGTATAACAAGCGGTAGCACCCAAGAACTTTATGCGAAGTTAAAAGACGGCACCATCTCAATGGACACGTTTAAAGACGCTATGATAACCATGAGCAAAGAAGGGGGCGCTGGGTTCGCTTCATTCGAGACACAAGCTAAAGACGCTACTAGTGGTATCGGTACCACCTTCACCAATATGCAGACCACCATAACCAGGGGTCTTAGCAAAATAATAGAGGCTATCGGAACCGATAACATAAACAGTGTAATAAGCGGAGTTGGTAGTGCTTTCGAGTTTATTGCAAAAAAAATAGAGAGCTTTATTGGGTTCTTAAGTGAGCATAAGGAAACTATAAAAGCTGTAGCTTCTGCTATTGGGGATTTTGTATCTAAGGTAGCAGGCTTTGTCGGCGACAAGTTGATGGCTTTCTTCCAATTCTTAAAAGACAATAAGGACGCTATCAAGGGAACAATACTCGGTGCAGTTGACGGGTTAAAACAACTCAGTGAAGCCCTAAAAATAGATTCATTTGAAAACTTCAAAAACTTGCTACAAGATGTGAAGGAAAAGCTGGAACCAGTCAAAGACATACTCGAAAAGGTAGGTAATTTCTTGAAAGATGTGTTTTTACCACCAATAAAATCTCTAGTTGAGGGCTTATTGCCTCAGATGAAGACATATCTTCGTACACTAGCCGAGAACTTTAGGCAAATCTGGGGAGCTATAAAACCCATCCTACCATTGTTGGCAGTTCTGGCAGCGATATTCCTCGGACCTATTCTTTTAGCGGTCTATGCATTCCTGTGGGCGCTGAAACTTGTATTCCCGATAATGAACTTCATACTAACAATATTCAATTATGTTCTTGCAGCGATTGCTTTTGGTTTTAGGCTGGTTATGACAGTCGTTAGCTGGGTATTCGGGGTGATAAAAGATGCTGCAGTCGCAGCGTTTAACTGGATTTGGGACAAGGTGGTTTGGGTTAAAGATGCTATAGTTGGGGCTTTTAACTGGGTTAAAGACATCGTTGTTGGAGCTTTTAATTGGGTTAAGGATTCGGTTATACAATCTTTCCAGTGGATTTGGGACAAAGTAGTTTGGGTTAAGGATTCTATAGTTGGGGCATTCAATTGGATCAAAGACAGGATAGTCGGAGCTTTTAATTGGGTTAAAGAAAAGGTTATGGGGGTTTTTGATGGCATAGTTGGCTTCTTCGGCGGCTTAGGTGAAAGGATGCTTAGAGGTTTAGGTAATATCGCAGACGTCCTAAAAGCACCGTTTAAGGCAGCGTTTAATGGCATAGCAAAGTTATGGAATAATACCGTTGGTAAACTCTCATTCAGCGCTCCAGATTGGGTGCCAGGGATAGGTGGCAAGGGGTTCAGCATGCCTAAACTTCCGGAGTTGGCTAAAGGTGGGTTAGTAATGCCACGACCAGGCGGTACAATTGCAAAAATTGCAGAAGCTGGTGAAGCCGAAGCGGTGATTCCACTATCTAAACTAGACGCTATTATCAGTGGCGGTGGCGGTTCGGGTAGTGGTGGTAGCAAGATAACACAGTATAATACTATCTATACAGAATTAGATATGAATGTAGTAAACAGAAAATTAACTTGGGAGCTAGGTAGGGCGTAATGAGAATAAGTTTAGACGGTCTTGAATTCAAATCATCTGGGGATATGGTGCTAAAAAGTTCTGTTAAGGGCTTAGGTGCACCGACCATCAGAACAGCTAGTAGCGAGTTCTCAGGGCGTGATGGCGGCTTTTTAAGCTCACAGTTCTATGATATGCGAGAAATAGTCTTAGACTTAATGTTGTTAGGTTCTAACTGCCAAACTCAGGCGGAGAATATCTGCCAATTAGAGGCTAAAACTGGCATAAGACAAAGCTACCCTCTAGTTATTACAATGGCAACTGGCACTCAGTACACAACCGAGGTTTATGTCATCAACGTGGAGTCTGAGATAGAGTCTGAGCGCTATATGGAGGTGCAATTAACCCTAATGGCACCCGACCCGTTCTTTTACATCTTAACTGGTGGTGATGACGCTGGTTGGATTGAGCAAACTATTGAAGAAATAGCTAGTGGTGGTTATGAAACGCCTTATATTTTACCCGTAGTCTGGTCGCCATCTTCACAACCGACAATTGTTACAAACGACACCGATATGCCAATCTACCCACAGATTATTCTTGAGGGCAAATATACAAACCCCGAGATCGAGAATTTAACCACGGGGCAAACTATAGGCGTGAACATCACCACAGCCCCAGGGGATAAGCTAGTAATAGATATGAAGAACAGAACAATAACACTTAACGGCGGTTCAGTATTACCTAGCAAAGTCGGCGACTGGTGGGGGCTTGCTAGTGGAGACAATAACATTGTGCTAACCACAGGTTCAGGCACAGATACTAAAACGGGGGTTATACGTTACCGACCTGCCTATACCTCAGTATATGGGGGCGTATGCAGTTAATTTCACCAGAGTGGAGAGTAATTTTACTAGACTTGAGCGATCAGGAGATAATGGATATCTCCGCTATTACCTCATTTGATTTAGAACTTAAACTTAATGATACCAGCACATTAGCATTTGACCTTGACTTAGTAGAATTTGAGAAAAGGTGCTTGGCAATCGGAGCTGAACCGCAGACCGTTCTATACCCACAAAAAACAGAGATTAAGGTTTACCTAGAAGATAAGGCAATGTTCGGCGGTATTATATCCACAGTAGACTCTAGCTACGAGGGGGTGAACGCCACACTTACCTGTTCAGCCGATAGCTACCTACATTATTTCTCTAAAAGGTTTGTCTCTAAAACTTATGTTGCAACAGACCGTTCTGCTATAGCTTGGGACGCTATAAATACTGTTCAGACGGTTACTAATGGGGACTTAGGCGTTACTAAGGGCAGTACTGTCACAATCTTTAATTCAGATTTAACCTGCGACTACAGAGATGTTAAGAGCATAATCCAGTTATACACTTATGCACAGCCTACAACTTATGATTTTGAGATAACTCCGGATAAAGTTTTTAACACCTATACTAGGCTTGGCAGTGACCGAACAGATGTAGAACTGGTTTACCCTCAGAATATCCAGAGCATAAAAGTACCTCGCAGTGCAGATACCTTGTTTAATAAGATTATAGGGCTTGGCAGTGGTAGCGGTATTGAACGTAAAGAGTCTATCCAGCAAGATGCCACGTCACAAATAAACTACAGGGTGCTAGAGAAAAAAGAAAGCTTTAACTCTGTTGAAATACAAACTACGCTTGACCACAATACTCAGGGCAAGCTTGAGGAGTCTAGAGAAGTTTTAGTATTGCCAGAGGTTGTGCCACAAGCTGGGGTTATAGACTTAACTGTAGTCGGCGTGGGTGATTCTATACGAGTTAAGTTGCAGGGTTCTACCTATAACAATGATGTTGACGCTATGCTTAGAATTTACGGCATGAAAATCAAGGTAGATAAGGATAACGTTCAAGATTTAAGCCTAGACTTCTACAAGCCAGACGCTGGAGGTGGGCTGGAGGAGGGTGCTTAAAATGATTTATAACCGAACTAACAGCGTGCCCGAAGTTATAGCCGGTTTAGAAACTGAAAATAACGAACTTAAAACTAGCCAGCCAGTAGGTGCAGACGCTATTAAGATAAGTGTTACGGAAACCGCTAATTTGTATGATGTGGTGGCGACCGTCAACGCCTTTAATGACGCTGAATGGAGGGTTACTTTTACCCCAGATGTTGGTAGCAACCAGTATACAGAGTTTGGTATGAGTTTTTTTAGTACGCCAGACCCTTTAGAATATACTTTTTTTGACGACCCCAATGACGTTTCGAGCGATAACCAAAAGAGCTTTATGGTTTATGTTTTAGGCGGCAACAACAACTGTACTGTTAGCATGAAGTTTCAGTTTAAGTCCTATTACCCAGGCACTATAGGAGTAGTTAGAACTGTATAATGGATAGAAAAAGAGACGGTATGCCACAGAGGATTGCTAGGCTTAACCGTGAGCAACTAGACTTTAGCACAACCCAGTATTCCGGTGCAGATAATTACGTAGTCAAGCAAACTAGTAGTAGCGAGCAGACTTACACCGTGCCAGCGTTCTCGGTAGTCACAAGCACTGTTACATTTACTGCAGATATCCAGCCGAATGCCTTTGCTGAACTGAATTATATTTTTGGAACTGGTACCGATAGGCAGGTCTTAGATATTAGGGTTACTAGGGATATATCTTTAGTCGGTGGTGATGATACCACTTGGCTGGTTGTAATAACTAACAACGACATTTCAAGTGCTACCTATAAGATAACCTGGGTAGTTTCAAGCTTTGATGAAGGGAGTATTTATGTCTTTTAATCGTAAAACAGATAACTGGCTTAACACAATAAGTGGTATCCAAGAGGGATTGCAGAATAGGAAGTCTGTTCAGCCTGTTGGTGGTGACTTGTTCATTTCGTATAAGACTTCGAGCGCTTCTATAAACGACTATAGCTTCACCCTAACTAACTCCGTGCCACTCAGGTATTTCAGGTTAGAGTTTGACCACCAGAATTCAGCACACGGTGCATTACTAAGCCTTAAGGTTTTTACTAGTGTTGATGTAGCTGATGTTATGCCGAACGCCACGCCGTACTTTGTAAGCGTTGCCCCGCCTGCTTTAGTGAGGTGGAAAAAAGATTTATCCTCTAGCACCGACACCAAAACAGTTTGGACAATCGTAGTAGCTAAGGGGCAGATGGGGGTTACTAGTTTCGATATCTATTGGAAGTTTTTTATAGACGGCACTGATACTGGCACTTGGAGCGTAACTGCTTTGTAGTGGTATAATATAGTTAAAAGAATAAAACAAGAATATGGCAATTTATTTATCAAATCGAGACGGTGGAAAAACAGATGAACAAGGGCACTATAAATTCCAGACCAATGCCTTTACTGGCAATGTCTTAAACGGTGGTTTACAGGTAACTCAGAACAGCCCACTAGCTATGAACGTAAAGGTTAGCGGTGGTGACGCTAGAATACCTTATAGTGATTACGCCTACACCGCTTGGATCCCTGCAGGCTCACCAGAAACTGTTACAGTAACCACAGCCAACCCCTCAAACCCAAGAATAGACAGACTGGTGATGTACGTTGACCGTGGGGAAACCCCAAGTTCAGCAACAGCTAACAACCCGACACTTTGCAAACTTATGCTAGTAGCAGGCACCCCAGCAGGTTCACCGAGCCGACCTAGCAACGGAACGGTAGACACTGCGGTTAGCAACAACCCTTATATAGACTTAGCGGATATTAGAGTAAACGCTGGGGTTACTCAGATTACAAATGCCAACATAACAGACACTAGGGTTTTAGTCGGCGCTCCTATAGCGGACGGTTCTGTGACAAATACCAAGCTCTCGACTTCTGCCATATTGCTAGGATATGCTGAGAGAACTAGTGACTTCTCTAGTAGTGCTACACCAGCAGTAACAGACATAACAGGTCTATCAGTAACAGTCACTGTGCCGAGTGGTGGTAGAGCAGTGAAGATAACTGCATACTCTAGGTATATAACTGGTAGCGGCATCCATACACTTGAAATTAGAGAAGGGTCTACCACCCTACAGTCTGGTGTAGCTGTTGGAGGAGCGCCAGTCTACTTTGCAAACGTAGTAAGTGTTCACACACCTACAGCTGGATCGCATACCTATAAGGTTAGCTTTAGCCAATCTAGTGCAGGTACTTATACGTTCAGGGCTGGAGCTGCTTACCCAGCATTCATATTAGTAGAACTTGTCTAGCAATGGCAGAATTAACCGAATCACAGATAAGGGTAGGTTTATTTGTTTTAGGTGCTATTCTAGGGTTCGGGGTTTCGTACTTTCTTTATGGTAGGGGCAGACAAGGTAGAGAGAGATTATCTATCCTGCAACTAGGCTCAGGGGTGATATTCTTTGGCTATATGACATTCTCATTTATTGCTGGAGACGCTCCTAGTGAGATTGTATTGACTGCTATTTTAGGCATTTTTGGGGGTGAAAACATTGGTAAAGCTGTCCGTGAAATCAAAGGAGATGACAATGAAAAAAAGAAAGACTAATTGGTACCACTTCTGGTTAGGCATAGTGCCGTCTATCATACTATCTGCTATGCTAGTCTGGTCGGTATCTTATCTACAGGAAAAACTGCATAGGTTTAATATAGATAACGCTCCGACTACAGAATATTTTGAGTATAAAAAGACTGAATTTGTGAGGGTTGATGGGAAATCTTTAGTCTTTAAGTCTACCAGCAAAATCAAGCAATCTTATCCTATACTCTGGAATGACATCTTAAGGTGCAAAGATGGTAGCGAATACCGTTTTACCTCAGTTCAGAACACCACCGCCAGCTCACCAACAGTTAAGACTACATTTAAAACTACAGACTGGGATTACAACGAGCCGTTCCCACTAGGTAAAACTTGCTACTTAAAGTCTACTATTATGATGGACGTTGAGGGTATACTTAAAAGACAGATAATACAAACAGAAGATTTTGTGATAAACTAATTATTAAAGAGCCGAGATGTATACATGAGTAGTGCTATAATAATAAGCATAACAAAGGAGTATATATGAGTTACCAATCTTTCAAAAATAAATGGCTAGGGAAATCAGTAGACTTTGATAGGGCTTACGGTGCACAATGTGTGGATTTAATTAAGCAATATGTCTTTGAAGAAACTAATATTAAGGCAGGTTCTTGGGGTAATGCTATAGATTATTGGCGTGCTCCTAACCCTCAATTCTTATCTTTATATGCTAGAGTTGGTTCAGCTCAAGCTGGAGATATAGTTGTACTTAAACCTATAGACTCAGCTCGCTCACACGCCAATGGACACATCGGGATTTATGATAGTGGCAATGTAGCCCTCTTAGAACAGAACGGTTCTACTGGTTCAGGAAATGGCAAGGGTGGTAACGCTATCCGAATTAGGACAATCCCAGCCTCAAGAGTTGTTGCTATATACAGACGCAAAGTAACACCAGCACCAGTGCCTACGCCTAACCCAGCCCCTACACACCCATTCTATGGCTTAATCGGCAGAACACTCAAGATAACTGATACATTCAGAGTCTACATACAGGGTACTGATAAGGTACGAGGAAAAATAAGTAACTACAACTACATAGTCAAAGGAGTCAGCTCTAGAACTAACCGAGTAGTAGTCAGCTCTACGTCTAATGGTGGCTTAGTAGATTTGCCGTTGTCTGATAGGAGTGGGAAAGTTTACTCTGGTTGGAAAGTTGTATAATAAGGTTAAGCCAATTAAAGATTTATTATGTTAAATAAATTAAAGAAACTAACTAAAGAAGTCATCTCAAATGATGTTGTTATTCGGGCATTTAAGACTGCTGTGCAAGCTTTTGTAGCCGTACTGATAGTAACTGACAGCCCACTAAGCAGAACCGCTCTAGCAGCAGCAGGTGCCGCAGCAATTTCTGCAGCTTGGAACTCAATTAAAGAGTACAGAAAATAATATGAGATACCAAGTAGGACACGATTCATTTCAAGTAGACTCAAGCTTAACAGCCGAGGAACTAAAGACCACAGAAGAAACAGCAATCAGGCGTGGTGAGCAATGCGACCTAGTAGTCTTAGCTGTTAGAGCTGAACAACAGGAGCGAGCAGGGCAGTTAGCTTTAGATTTAAGTCAACAGTAATGGTACACCCGTCACAATTCACAGCAGAAACGCTAAAGGATTATGATGGACCGAGCTACACAATTAGGGCTTCTAGCGTTGGAGGTCAAATTATTGAAGTTGCAATGACTTACTTTAACACCACCTGTTACTTCTTCGGTGATGGTGATGAGCCACACCCACTAGACCACGTATGGATTGCCTACTCAGAAGATATTTCGGTAGGTGCTAGGGTTAAGGCTGAGGGCAATGAAGGCTTACTAGATACTTTACAGGAGGAGGGTTACCCCACTTGCTACGTGCCGATAGCACCAGCTACGGAGATTGAGGCTTATATGGGAGCGTCTACCTTAGAGCTAATGGACGACCTTGAGAATTTAGGAGGGTTAGATGACTAAAATACACTTCCCTTATAACGAACACCACTTATACTGGAATAAAAACTGGTATAAAACCCAGCGCCAAAAAGAATTAAGAACCCACCGATTGGCTAGGGTTGCTTTAGAAATACCAGTCCACCAGAACTTGCACGCTAAAATTAAGGGCATATCCGCACCGACCCATGAGCTACTTATAGGAGCGATAGGAGAGTTAAACACGATGGAAGAAATAGGCGTTGAAACCGTACTAGAGAGCGCTGAACGCCTTGCTAACTACTTTGGGGTTATAGCTGGAGATGAGAGCAACCAAGTCCGTAGAGAGGCTAGAATGCATGAAGCCCACCTCAATAGACAGATACCTTATATTATAAGCGGACGTGCTCCAGACTGTCATTAACCTGTAGACCATTTCGTGGACGTGCACGAAATGGTTTTTTGCTATAATAAGACCTACAACCCACTCCTGCCAACGTAGGGGGTACGTTGGGGTCTAATCGCTTTAATGCGGTGCCAGCCTAGTAAGTGAAGTGCAATCATATAGGCTGGTCTTTTGATTTTATGCACCTGTTCACCTATACTTATAAACAGTTCACGTCACACCCATATAAATTGTTCTGTTTACGAATTCCTTTCTTTAACAACTCTTTATGGCGTGAGCTACTTAGACCCTCCTATCCACCTTTAACGAGGTGGTTTTTGCTATTATATAGTTATGAGTTCAGAATTTAAGAAGTGCGGTGAAAAGACTTGCAACACCAAAATGCCGAAGGGTCTTAATAAATACCACAGCTACCAATGCCGGGATAAAGCTAAACGTCGCAGAGATAAGCTCAAAAAGAAGGAAGGCATACCTTATGCCAAAAAACGTGCTTGGGGTGCATTCAGCAAATACATAAGGGCGAGAGATGGCAAATGCTTTACATGTGGTTCTACAGAGAACCTACAGGCTGGGCATTTTATAAAAGCAAGCCAGTGTAACAACTATTTCAATTTTAATGAGGTTAACGTCAACGCCCAGTGCATGAGGTGCAATGTGTTCTTAGACGGTAATTATATTGAATACACAATAGCTATGATCGATAAACATGGCGTAGAAATAATCCAAGAGCTTAAGGACGAAAACCTTAAATACAAGCTAGTCAAAGCCACCCCGCAGGGCTATAACGAGTTGTGGGAAAAGTATAGTTACAAGGTGGGTGACACAGCACGAGCAGAGAATGAATAGCAGAAAACCCAGACATTTATAGAGAAGTGGAGGGCTTATTTCAAGGGGTAGAACCATAAGCTTTGTATTTTTATAAAAGTAAGGTATAGTTAAAGCTAGATCAGTTATACAGCTATATCTGATCCAACAGTTTAGACAATAAAGAAGCCCAGTGGTAAAACTGAGCTTAGTTATAGTAGCTATATCTGGTTCTTATTATATAGGAATCTCGTAGTAAGTCAAGACTGTTAAATAATAATATAACGTTAGTTCGGAGTCTAAGTATCAAAACTTCAAATAAATAGAGGGAATAACTATCATATAAACAAAATCTAGGCTCTGAGTAACACGCAACCTAGTCCTAAAAAGATAGTTAAGAACTCGTTAAAAAGAAACACCAGATGGGAACGATATTAAATAAGAGGGTAGTATCTGAGTTAGTAAGGCAGAGATGTTTAACTATGCTGGTGGTTGTTAGCGCTTAATTCTTTTAGTTATATTAGCCGGAATGGTCGCCTAGAGATTTAGGGGAAGTGTACCCTCTATGTCCTATGGTTATACACAGCCTGTCCACAACTGCAGATATTTAGGGCTTGTTTTTATTAAACTTATACTATATAATCTAAGTTACGTTAATTTAAAGAAAGGAATCAAATGACGAACAAGAGAGTAAGCACTATTAAAGTCGGGGGCGGTGCTGATTATGCGAAAGTATCAGAGCGCTTAAAAGAATTTAGGCAAGACAACCCGAATGGTCTTATTGAAACCGAACCTACGTTCTTAGACGGTCAAACAATGTTCAAGTGCCGTATATTGAAAGATAAGAGCAACCCAGACAGCGCAGAAGCCACAGGGCACGCCCTAGGCAACAAAAAGGGTGATAAAGAATTTGAGAAGCTTGAAAGCATTGCAACAGGTAGAGCGCTAGCCTTGTTAGGTTATGCCAGCTCCGGCGAGATAGCCAGCTCCGAAGAAATGGAGGAATTTCAAGCCTATCAAAAAGAGAAGAAAGCCGAAGCTATAGCGACAGCCATTGCTAGAATGAATGACGCTAACAATGCAGATGAACTTAAAGAGGCGTTTTTTACGGATAAAACAGTTCTTAATGAAAAAAAAGTTGTTGAGGCTAAAGATAAAAGAAAGGCAGACTTAGATGAAAGTAACTAAAGTTAAACAGAACAGCCCAGAGTGGTTCCAAATGCGCTTAGGCAAGGTTACAGGCTCAAAGCCCAAGGACTTAATCACCAAGCGTGGTAACACAGTCAAAAAGGGCGTATTTAGGCTAATAGCAGATAAGCTAGAGGACATACAAATAGTTGAGAGTTATAGAGAGCGTGGGCACGACTTAGAACCCGAAGCTATAGCAGAAGTTGAAAAATACTTGGGCGTTGTTATTGATACCGATATGTTTTGGGAATCAGAAGAATACCCAGGACTAGCATTAAGCCCAGATGGTGGGATAGACACCGATGGCGTATACACCGAGGCAGTTGAGATTAAATGCCTAGATGGTGCGAACCACCTCGAAGCTGTAATAACTAACGAGGTACCAAATGACTATATAGACCAGGCTGTGCACTATTTTTTAGTGAACCCAGACCTTAAGGTACTGCACTTTGCTTTCTATCATCCAGCTATACCATCTAAGAAGTTGCACGTGATTAGAATCGCTAGGGAGCAGATGGAGCAAAGGATAAAAGAAAATCTTGAGTCAATCTTGGGAATCCAAGAATACGTTGATGAATGGGTAGAAAGGTTGGCATTTTAATATGGCAGATTTAAAAGACATACTAACAGAAATTGATTCTATAAGAGCCGAAATAGACAACCACGACAGCGAACCCGAAGCCCTAACCAGATTGGGAATGACACTCGCCAACCTAAACGTAGACATTGCACTGGTTATACCGGAACTCCACGCCAGATCAACACAGGTGGAAATTGATGTTTACTTAGAGAAAAGAGCTGAACCCGATTCTAAAGTAGGCGACGCCCAAATCTCAGGCAAAAATGCAAAGGTACAACCTAGAAAAGATTACGAACTAGCCAAAGCGGTTAGCAAATCTATAGACAGGCTACTATCAACAGTAACTAGACGGCTTGAATATCTAGGTGAGGAGAACCGCAGAACGGACTTAAAAGACGGCAGGGTGGTTAAGCGTGAGTTCAAACGACCACCAGCAGGTGAGAGCAAGCCAAGCCCACGCCACGAAACCGCAGTGATAACCGCAGAGCCAACGCTTGAAGAACTTAAACAGCAAATAGCTACCAAGCTCAAAGGCAAGGTCAAAACTAAAGAAGAAATGGAAGACCTGCTAATCCCAATTATAGGGGTTACTGTAATAGGTACGATTGAAGAAGCTGAACTAGTATTGGAGGCTATAACTTAGGGCTTGTTTTATCTAATCTTATGCTATATACTTAAAGCTACATAAACAAAAGAAAGGAATTTTAATTATGACATTAGCAGAATCAGCAAAAAAACTTTTCAAGAGCGTAGAGAATCTTGAAGATATGCAATGGATAGGCACACTCCAATACAGTGAAGAAGCCGTATCTGAACTAGCAGACTTCATAAACGATAACTGCGAGCATGAGAGCATGGAGCCAGTAGAATTAGGTGGTGATTGCACAGGCTCAGACTACACAGGTGAGCCAGTGTTCAGCTCAGACATTACTGGTGATGAATGCCAGACTTGCCTAACCGTAATAACTGAATACGAAACCGAGCGAGGTTATAAAAGACTAAACAAAACAATCAACCCTAGCAACTTCAATAAATATAAGTTAATAGCTATGGATTTAATCAAGGAGAATAACTAAAATGTTTAACGATTTAGAAAAAACAGTTGATAAATTCATGACCGCTTGTGACGAAGCAACGGAGAATCTGAGACGACATAGAGAGCTTAAGTTGGTTATGCAAAATAGAAAAGCCACTAATCTCAAAGTCAGAATAAAAAAATTAAGAATGACCAATCAAGCTAGTGAAGAATTAAGCAATTCTACTACACCAGTAGCTATCTATCAATGGCTACAGACTTGGGAATCTGTACCACCAGGCCATGCTCAGTACGATATAAAAGAGGAACAGATTGCTATCGGTAAGATGGCGCTAAAAGAGGGAGAAAACAATGAATAAACACGTAAACAACGCACTAGCATACATAATCGTAGTATGCCTAACTGCTCTAGTGGTTGGCGCTACATTCAAACTATTAACCTTAATCTTCTAATATGAAAAAGATAATTTTAATTACTTTAGCAATTGTCTCAGTTTTAGCCTGCATATCAGTAGCTATAAATCACAACCGAACCGAGATAAACAAGCTAAAGCAACCACAAACTAGGGAGTGCATAGACTACACCCTGAGAGAGTACAGAGCTGGCAACGCTCCACAAAAATGCGCAACAGAAATATACGGAGATCAATTTTAATTAAAAATAACTATGGCAAACACAAAAGCAGGCGGTGAAAAAAACAGAGCGACGATGATTGAAAAATACGGCTCAGAAGAAGCCTACAAACAAGAAATGAGGCGTAGAGCAAGCGTCGCTGGTAAGGCTAAAGTGCCTAAAGGCTACTCAGCTAACAGAAAACTGGCCAGCGAGTCCGGCAAACGTGGCGGTTCACTAGGCAGGAGGAGCGCTGATACTAGCCAAGAGGCTATAAACCAAATGAAGAAGCTCAGATTAGAGGGCTTAACCCTAAGAGAAATAGCGTCTATTACTGGGGTGTCTACCAGCACAGTGAACACCTACGTTAAAGATTTATAAACACCTGTGCATAACTTATTTAACTTAGGGCTTGTATTTTATAATCTTATACTATATACTAATAAGTACATAAATTAAAGAAAGGAAATAAAATTATGGGTAAAAACAAAAAAACAAAAAATGGTCAAGAAGTAATCAAAGCAAGCAAGGTCGGTAGCCTCAAGGCTGAACTTAACCACTACATACCTAGACTATGGGAGCTGACGCTAACACTAGCCGAAGTAAGTTCAAGTTATATCTTAATCCAACAGGACGACAGATTTATGAGCATTGTAGCAGGAGTTCTAGCAATAGACGCTTCACTAAGGTTGCTAAAACAATTCAGCAAATAATATGACAGACAAAGAGATAAAAGACATCACACTACAACTCTGGACCCTAGCAGTAGAAGGGCAAGCTGAGGAGTTTATGGAGGCAGTAAAGCATTTAATAAGGAGTAAATAATTATGGATAATACAACAAACAACACAGGGGACTGCTCAACAGGGCACTACTCAACAGGGAACCGTTCAACAGGGAACTGGTCAACAGGGCACTGGTCAACAGGGGAATACTCAACAGGGGACTGCTCAACAGGGCACTACTCAACAGGGCACTGGTCAACAGGGGAATACTCAACAGGGAACCGTTCAACAGGGAACCGTTCAACAGGGAACTGGTCAATTTCAAATTACTCAACAGGACATTTTAGCACAGAGGATCACAGTGGGTTTGGAGCATTTGATAAGCCTTGCACTGTAGAAGAATGGGGTGCCGTATATAAACCAGATTGGATTTACTTCAGTCTAACTGAATGGGTAACCGAAGAAGATATGAATGATAAAGAAAAAGAAGATAACCCTAGCTATAAAACCACAGGTGGTTACTTAAAAGTATACGAATACCAAGAAGCTTGGAGAAAAGCTTACGACTCAGCCACTAGAGAAGAACAGCTGAAGATTAAAGACCTACCAAACTTTGACAAAGATAAGTTCAAAAAAATTAGCGGAA